GGATTAACCCCCCCGGGCCCCTTTTCGCTTACTTACACCGTCTGAGTACCTTGACTGTTAGGGTTTGGGTTAGCTTTTGCTTACGGTCCTTCGACCGCAACCAATCGCGATAACCCTTTCCCTTAGTCAATACGGCTTCGAGAGCCTCGGCGTCTGCCATTAAATTGACAGCGTCGGGGTCCTGCTCACCTCTAGTAATAGTGGTGTAGCAACTCCAGAGTGCCTTATCTAGGCGGTCTATAACCGCCCATATAGGGTGATTCTTGAGTTCGAAGTCCGGCCTACCGCGCTTGTATCCGCGGTCCCCCGCTAGGGATGCCTTCAAACTATTAAGCTTGTTGGCATCTTCTAGCAGTCTCTCTGCGACTACTTCCCCCCAGTAATGGAGGAAAGTTAGGGTTTCCACTCCTTCCCAAGGATTTGGGTAGGAATGGTACCCAGTGCCTGGAGACGGGTCCTCATCCCTTACCTCGCGGTAAGGGAGGGTAACGCTCCAGACATTGCCAAAGAGAGAAAGGGCATGAAGTCTCTCCTTCTCCGGAAGGAGTCGGAGGACTTCATGTACCGGGTCAGATACAAAGATGGATCCATTGTGGACAAGTATATCACAGTCCATCCTCCTGGAGAGTTCTTGTATAAGGTCTGTTATCTTCCACCACTGGTGGAGGATGAAGATTTCATACATTAGCTCAACAGGAATAGGAGTGAGATCCTTACCTCCTCTGAGTAAGCGCTTTGCAAACTCAGCGGATGAGTCAGTCACCACAGACTTCTCTGGTGTAACCGACTTAGGCCTGGAGATGGTTACTCCTAGGTCAGTAAGGGCTTGCTTGTAGGCTTGGGCGAGGGTGCTGTTAGCAATAACAACATCATCACCTAAGACTACGTACTCACAAGGACATCCTTCGCGGTGGGCGAGATAACGTATCAGTAGGTGGTGGGTGACGGCTAAAGCAGCCCAGGAAGCATAAGCTCCCATGGGTTGCCCTACCCGGTATGCCACTACCTCATGGCCAACCTTTGGTAGGAAGCACGTAAGTGCTCTCCACCAAAGACGAGCCTGTACGTTACCGCTTAGTGCTCGTACTACAATCCATTGATGGAACATAGGCCATCTATCGGTAGCGGCCGTCAGGTCGAAGCTCCAAGGGGGCTTTCCCTCTTTCGTCCATTGTTGGACTAAACGGACTGCCTTTAGTTGGTCAAATGTGCCATCAGTTGGTTGTTCTCGAAGCCAAGCCATCATTGCATTGTGCAATGGTAGTAAAGCTTCTTGAACCCACCAATTGAGTATGTAAACCACTCTAGTCTTTCCTGCCTTATCGGCAAGAAAAGACAGCTTGGCTACACACTCCTTGGATTGCGGAGTCCAGAGGTCAACATGGTCTCTCATTTCCCTAATAAGGAATACGAGTCTCCATGCTACCTCAGGGACCCCAGCCTCCACAAGCAAGTGGCATACCAGCGGCAACAATCCATGCCGGGATAATTCCCATGCATCGATTGCTGAGCTCAGTATGGCTGCAGGCCCATTAGGTCCTGCCTTGACTGATGTGTGGTAGGTAGTACTAGGCTTCACGGATATTGGATGAAGATTCCTCTTGACGAAAGTCTTGAAATCTTCCCAATAAGTTATTCCGAGATCAGAGGTCTTAGCACTAGTAATAGTACTAATATCCTTGCTTGGCTTTGATCGTAACATTCGGGAGAATGCTACGAGAGTATTAGCCCCTAAAGGGTTAGACTCAACAAGCTTAGATAGGAGGGGAAGGCGGCGAGGTAATCCGTTTGGCAAGTTTGCCATCCAGATTCCCCCGAACGTGTCCCTTTCAACCTTTTGACCAAGGGTAACGTGGAATACTCTTGATGCGAGGTCCTTTTGAACCTTCATCATAGTATCCCAACCGTGATGCTTAATCAGGTGTTCGGTAAAGGACTTATACTCATTTAAAACTGAGTGTAGGTTCTTTACGTTTAGTATGCTAAGTGCTAGACGTAACGCCGACCATCTGTGGGCACTAATGCCTGGGCGATTATACTTTAGATTGTTGAAAACTAGAGTACGATCGCCTGCGCACGCCCTGTTTTAACAGGGTTGCCGCCAGGTTGTCCTAGCAGCGGTCGCAGGCTCGGAAGGGGTGTTAACCCTTACCGGATCTGTGATCGTTACGAGAACGGTGGGTATCTATTGGACAGGTATACCGTGTTCCACGTGGTACACCATCTTGTCCCCT